TAATGAGTTAAAAAATGTTTTCATAAAAGATCTCCTTAAAAATATTTGATTTTGATAATTTTAGCATTTCAAGTATAGAGGAAGAATTGATTATTTGCAACAAGTACAAACCGTGCCACATAACTTATAGAAGAGGTGGTGTAATTGAAACATTTTAACATTGTAGTAATTAACGGAGAAGAAAAAGAAATCTCTTCTCTATCCAAGGAAGAACGGCAGAGGTTGGTAGACGAATGGAACCGGCGAGCGTTGGAGCATCTTGGATATAAGCGAGAGAAAACCGCTTAGGCGGTAGAAAGGAGGACAAGCTTGAGAAAAAGAAAATCAACAAATATGGTACTGAGAGATAATGCACCATGGGAAGTCAGGCGCAGGGTTCACCAGTTGGAAAGAGAACAATATGTTCTTTGCATCAAAAGTTTGATTATTCCAGATGTAATGCTGGCACTGGCAGCAGTCTTTGTTATTATGTGCCGTATTTCGATTGGGTAGAGGAGGTGTCAATCATGAATGATATCGCGAAAGAGGCGTTGTTCCGAAGATGTGCAGATCAGTGTGATACGGTCGAAATGATGTCAAGAGACATGGTCGGGTATCAGACTGAATTTGAGGAGTTCCAAAGACTTCACAGAGAGATTGAAGATGCAGATCTTGAGGATGAGTACCAGGAGTGGAGAAAAGCTAACGGATACATAAAATGGGAGGAAATACGTGAAATCCCGAAGTTGTTGACGAAAGAAGAATTTGAGTCCGAGCTGGAGAACATTAAAAAGGCATTGGAAGAACATAATTTCAGCTCACAGTCTTTCAAAATACACTATTTGATTGATTGGATCACTACTGGACCGACAATTTACACGCCAGATCAGTTGAATCAGATATTTGCTCTGGCAAAATAAAAATGAGTGCTCTCATAAGCCGGCAAGGCTGGAGCACTCGGTAAAACAACCAATTTCATTATAGGAACAGAAAGGCGGTCAGTCAATGATTATAAGAAATTCTATGGCAGCAGTCCGCATTGAGGTGGTCGTAAATGGCTAAAAAGCTGTGGAGCGTGTTCACGAAAGACATGACGCATTGTTATTTCACGGGGACACCGAGCTGTCACAGGCACCATATATTTTACGGACCATACAGAAAGAAGTCTGAACAATATGGTTTCATAATTCCCATAGCATACTATCTACATGAGCACGAAAAAGACAGCGTTCATGAAAATCCAAATCATGGATTAGACCTGCAGCTCAAGCAGATGGCACAGCAGTACTGGGAGGAACATTATGGGACCAGGGAGGAGTTCATTCAGACTTTCGGAAAGAACAGATTGTAAAGAACATCTGATATAAAGTCAGAGTTTTTAATAAATTACACAGGAGGTATATTAAGCAATGAGACACTTTAACCTGGAAACATTTGCGGGCGGTGAACTCAGCAGACAGATCAACCGAGATATTGAGGCGGTCATGAGAAATGTTGTTGATCCGAACACTGATGTGAAAGCCAAGCGAAAGATTACTGTCACGATTGAGTTCAAGCCAAATGAGCAGAGGAACTTTATCACGACTAATGTGAATTCGAAGCCAACACTGGCACCGGCGCTTGGAGCTGTAACAGCACTGGGCGTTCAGCAGGATCTGACGAGCGGAGCAATTGATGTGGCAGAAATCGGAAGTAAAATGCCTGAAGCAACTGTAAAGGTCGAGGGTAAGACCGTGGATACAGAGACAGGCGAAATCATGGAAAAAGGCAGCAAAGTAGTAGATCTTAGAAAGAGAGAAGCATAAGGAGGACTTAAGATAATGGAAGGATTAAAAGAAGCATTACAGTATATTACAGGTCTGAAGGCAGAGAGCATGGAGCCGAAGTTATTGGAGATTAATGGTGAGACGTATTGTACCAAGGATCTCACCAGATATCACAGATTCCCGATGGCAAGTTATCTTTCTGTAAATACATTAACAGCACTGGTGGATTATATCAAAGGAAAGCCGGAAGAATTGAGAGAGTCTTCCATTCTTCATGTAGTGAGTCCAACAAAGGTCCTTCTGTTCTCAGGACTTATTGACGAGAGGAACAGAGAGTCATTGATGGCAGCAGGCGCAATTGTGAATGAATTCCGGTTTGATGATTATTATGACCAGGAACGTTTCCTGATTGAGCTGCAGGCGAACTTTGTGGAGACAGAAGACCTGACTACGATCATGCAGGTCGCCGGTAATATCAAATCCGGAACAACGGCTAATTATTCCGATGATGGCGTATCTCAGAAGACAACCATCAAATCAGGTGTGGAACTGGCAGATGTGATCGTGCCGAATCCGGTCAAGCTCAGACCATACCGCACATTTGCAGAAATTGAGCAGCCAGAGAGTTCCTATGTATTCCGCATTAAGGACAGCGAGAGAGGACCGGCATTCAAGCTGGTGGAAGCTGACGGCGGACTGTGGAAGAATGTGACCATGAAGAAGATTAAGGAATATCTGGAGTTCGAACTTGCAGAAGAATTAAAGGAGCATCACATTACTGTGATCGCGTAGGTAACAGCACCTTAGGTTTTTATTGTATCACGAATAACTCCCTGTACGGGCAGTGCAGGGAGAAAAGGAGAATAAGAAGTGTCAGGACGACCAAAACAGGGGATAGATTACGCTGGTTGGTCGGTTGATATATTTGACGGAGACAAGAAGATAGACAAGCTCTTGGACGCAAAGGGCTGGAAAGGTTTCGGGATATATTTCTTTTTATGTCAGAGAGCGTACAAGGTAAATGGATATTTCTATGAATGGGGCTATGACGACTGTGCAACGACTGCAAGGAAGATGGGCGGCGGCATCAGTTCCGGTACAGTGAAAGAAACTGTGGACTACTGCTTGCAGGTGGATCTCTTTGATAAGAGGTTATTTGATGAGTGGGGAGTGCTTACCAGTAGAGGTATCCAACGGCGTTTCTGGACGGTATTGTCAGAACGACGGAATAAAACTGTATATAGTGAATATTGGCTTTTGAAACCCGAAGAATGCAAAGGCTTAGTTAAAGTCAGCCTTTTTTCAAATGTGCAACCGACAAATGACCATTTGCAGGGTACAGATAATGATTCGCCCCCTATAAAGGAAAGTAAAGTAAATAAAAAAATATATATAGCGTTTCAGCCGGAAGTGGAACAGGCTTTTCAATTGTACCTGCTTGTCCGTGAAAATAATTATGGATCCATCATTCCGGAACAGGTGGAGGCTCTCAGAGAAGAACTTGTGTCATTAACGAGCGATCCGGGAAAGCAATTGACCATTGTAAAGAAAGCGACTTCATGGGGAACGAAAGGTTTTGAGGATATTGAGAAGAAAACGAAGAGCCGGAAACCTCAGAAGTCAAAATTCAACAATTATACCGGTCGTGATTATGACATGAACGCATTGGAGCTACAGATGCTAGGAGGAAACAATGAGTGAGATTGAGAAAAAGGAAGAGTGGTATCTGAATATTGATTACCGGGAAGCAAAAGAGATTATCCGGAACAAGCTGCAGGGTATGACACAGAACTTTATCGGAATCGGATTTTATCTCAGACAGATCAAAGAGACGGAAGGCTTCCGGAAAGACGGATATGAAAGTATCTACGAATTTGCCGAAGACCAGTACGGCATCAAGAGATCTACAGCAATCCGCTGGATGCAGATGAATGAGAAGTTCTCCCAGGGAGGATATAGCCCATTCCTGGATAGCGGTTATAAGGATTTCGGTAAGAGCCAGCTCCAGGAAATGTTATATCTGGACAGTGAGCAGTTGGAAGAAGTGACCCCGGAAATGACAGTCCGGGAAATCAGAGAGATTCGAACACCGGATCTGGAACCCGAAGAGCAGCTTCCCGGTCAGATGAGCGTGGAAGATTTTCCGGAAGTTCTGCCGGAGCAGGAAGAAAAGACAAAAGTAGAACTGTAGAAGCCGACAGAAGAAGTATGGGAATACTTAAATGCATTTGCAAGAGGATTTATAAAACTTCGCAAGAATTGGTTCCTGGAGAACTATCAGAACAGAGTTATGGATGTGACTACAAGTCCTATACTGATCAGACAGGAATTCTGTGAAGGGAGAAGCAGAACTCATTATTTTGAAATTAGAGAAAAATCAGCATTTATTAATCTCTTTGATGATTATATCCAGGTTTTTTCGGTAAATCGTGACTACCTGGGTGACTATGACTGGTTCTATCTGGCAGCAGCCATACAGTCCATGTGGAATGTAGTCGCAATAGAAGAGGCACAGCAGAAAAATGAGGAAGAACAGTCGAGTGAGGAAGTGTGCGACGTCGCACAATCGGAAAATACAGATTGCAAACCAGAACAGTCAAGCTGTCCTCGAGGACAGACAAGTTGTCCGAGAGAGAACTGGGGAACATCAGATGAAGACCAGTTGCAAGGCTGGAGAGAATGTGCAGCTTGCTGGAATCATTACAAGAAATTGCATGAGCACGATGAAGAGATTCCAAAAGAGGAAAATGTGGGAATTGAAATTCCTCAGGACATTATGGAAGAAGTAACGGAGCCTGTGGAGGATTATCAGGAGATCCTGGAAGAGAATGAACCGGTTATCGTGGAGCAATCGGAAGGTATTGCAATCGTTGATATTCCATCAGAGCCAGAGTTGTACGAAGAAGTATCTGAGAAAACCGATATCGATATTGCAAGGGAAGAGAATCAGAAAGCTCAGATGTATCTGGAAATGCTTACAGAAGAGTTTAGTCAAAATGATATCAGAGTCCGGAAGCAGAAGATATTAGTTGCAGCACTGGCAGGATATATCCATGACCTGGATATGGTATTGAATCCTCCGGAAGAACCGGAACAGCCAGAACTGCCAATATTCCGAAACAACGACCAAAGAAAAGAGTGGCTGAGAAATCATAGAGACTGGGGAGTCTGGTACACAGATGAACATATCGGCTGTACCTACTACAAATATGATTTTGAAAATGGAGCAAGACTCATTGCTGAAGAATACGAAAGCAAGTATACAGACCATGTATCCTATCTGCATTTGATTAATGGACCAAAAGTCCCACGTGGGAAAAATGGTCAGACAAAATGGACAATACATGATTGCTACACAAAATATCCAAACAGCGAATCTGAGCTGGTAGAGTTTTTGAAATGGATTCAGAAAGGAGAAAAATAGATGACTCCGGCAGAAAAACAGGAAGTAATCTGGATGTTTCTAGATCAGGGATTGAGCTATAAAGAAATTGCAGAACGGACAGGCATTCCTTATGGAACAGTATATATGCATGCCAAACGGAAACGAGAGCATGATGAGGCAGATATGACTGGAGACAACTCTGACCGTCATAAATGCAGGACTTGCCAGTATCGCCACAGTGATGCAGGTGGTTGTGATTATTGCATCCACACCGGAAAAGAGCGAGGTTGTGGAAGTGTGCGATAAGGCAGTGGCAGGAGAAAGATTGACGAAGATTTAGGAGGCTACAATGGACAAGAAAGAATATGACGAAATAGAAGAACAGGCAAACAGGTTACAGAGTGAAGCTGGTAGAAGATGCAATCAGCAAATAAAAGAAGTTAACAAATACCACGAAGGATACATTCAGGGAGTGGAAGACTTGCTGAAAGTTATAAGTAGGCGATAGACAGCTATGAGTAAAATTCCAAAAGAAATAGTAGACAAAATCGAACAGAGAAATAAACTCAACGAAGAAATAGAGACATGGTGCAAAGAAAACCTTGATATGGATGGTATGTGTATGAGTATAAGCAGTTTGGAGAACTACAGCGGGATAGAGATGTAAGCATTTTATATTTTATAGCATTATGGATTGCATATAGCGAAAGGAGTTGATGGTAATGAATAACAATATTCCAGAAAATAAGAACAAATACAAGAACAACTGTCGGAAGGTCTATGCAGATTATCACAGAGATGACCAAAATAAGATGATTGAAGCAAGGAGGCTCAGAAAGAAATGTGGACCATTAAATCGGACGAACGTCTTGAATTATATGATGAAGAAGAGGACGAAGTAATTGCAATATTACTCTGGGACGAGAGATTCTTGAACTGGAAATTGTATTATAGGTATACAGGAGGGAGTGGATATGCCTATCTGGATTCCATGGAAGGATTTGGAAAGCTGGATATAGAACCAGTAGAGATGGCAGCAGTCGAGACCATTATAGACTACTGCAAGGAAAAGGCAAACCTTTGGGAAGGACGTGCAGAGGATATGGAGGCGATGATGTGAAATGGATCCGGGAAAACATGAATCAGATAAACCTGGTAGAGGAAGGAAAAAAGATAGCATACATTGCCTATATTAACTGGGAATGGAAATTATTTGAAGGTGGCGAAGAGTGGTGTGTTGGTCTGAAGGTCTATAATTCGCACCAGGTAGAAGAGGCGCAGCGGGCAGCAGTCAATGAACTGATTCGGTATCACACAGAAAAAGCAGAGTTGTTCCAGAAATATAAAATGGAGACAGCAGCATAAAGCGGAGGAGGTGAAAGCCGTTGGCGTACATGGAAAGTTATGAGCAGTTAGCATTTGCAATCGTGAAGTTAACTGTAGAAGATTATCGCAGTGCATTAAAACGATTGAAAAGACATTCGAAAGACCAACAGGCATTATGGAGTAAAGCTGATTGCGAACGATTCTTCCGGAATGATATTGGAACATATTGTAATCTGGACGGAGAAAAGATTATGAGAGCTGTTCAGGAACAGGTGGGATATAATGATGGATAAAAAGCAGTTGAAAAAATATAAATCCAACAAAAGAAGAATAGCCGGGATCAAGAAAACAATCGACAAATTAGTGGAGCAGTTGGACAATGTTCCGGTAGTACCTGGCAAGGTTATGAAGTCTGGTGATGAATTTCCTTACATTGAGCAGCATGTGAAAGTAGTAATGGAAGAGCCGAAAGAAGCAACCAGGTTAAAAGAGCGCATCAGAGAGAAGCGGGAAGATCTTGGTAGATTGGAGCAGGAGAATGAAGAAGTAGAGAAGTACATAGAGCAGTTACCTGTCGGCATGAAGAAAGAGATATTTGAAATGGTGTATCTGGACGGAATGACACAGAAAGAAGCTGGTGAAAGTTTAGGGTATACTCAGGCAAGGGTATCACAGGTAATGAAAGATTTATAACATTTATATTTTAGATGTGTTATTGTTATAATGAACTTAGTGAAAAACACATTTCATTATGGTTTCACAATCCCCTTACAAGGTGTATACAGTCCTAGAAAGAACGGCTTAGCAATAAGCCGTTCTTTTGTTGCGTAATTTTAAATTATGGGATAATATAAAATTAGGATTATTAATATACGGAGGGAATAGTTGTGAATGACAAAATAAATGATATGATAGGTGCTACCAAAGGCGTAATCGGAGAAGTTTTGGTAGAAGATGCAGTACCTGCATTGGCTAAAGAAATGTTGAAAGGAACAGTGATGGAAGTTGCAAGCGGTACGGTTGGACTGATTTCGCCTAGAATCGGAGGGGTTATGGTTGCATATCAACAAAAACGGTGGGAAAGAAACTGGGAAAAATATATATCTTTGATTGCAGAACATCAAGAAGAATTAAATACAAGATTAAATAGATTTGAAGAAAAGCAGATTGAAAAAGTGAAAGATATATATTTCCCATTGATATCTGATTATGTAGGAAATGAGAAGCAGTCTGAAAAAATAGAATTTATAGTCAATGGATTTATAAATTTATCTTCAGGAATTAATATGCAGGAAGATACAACTTTGATGTATTATGATACGCTAAGTCAGTTAAGCTTGCTTGATATTAGAGTATTAAAGTTATACAATCATCACTATATCGGTGAAGAGCAAGTTGATGATATATATAGTGTAATGAATGACTATCAAATAGATATGGCCCAAACTTCACTGATACGAGAAAAATTATTAAGACAAGGTTTGCTTCTTAGTAAAAACAATGAAAAAATGGAGGAAAATATTAATAATATTTCCGAGTATATAGAGGGATTGAGTAAGAGCAAAAAGAACTTAAAATTGAAACGATTAAATAAAATATGGAAAAGTGATTCATATAAAATAACGTCTTATGGAATAAAGTTTTTAAATTTCTTTACGAATATTGCTAAGCAACAAATTGAAGAAGAGATAGGCTAGTGAAATTGTATGAATATTGGAAAGAAGGGTATTATGGTACAACATGAAAGAAAATAGAGATGCAATATATGTCACATTGACAATCACAGTACTTTCATTAGGATTTGCAGTTATAGCTGAATATTGTGAAAAAATAAATAATTTACTTCCAAAAGCGGACTTTATTATTAATTGTTTACTTGGAATTTTTTCCGGTGCAATGCTGGCAATGATTATTGCAATTATAAATTATCGTGTTGAAAAGAAAAAATTTCTGACAGAAAGAATTAATTTTATTGGATGTTTAATTTTAGAATTGATGCCTCTGAATAACCTTGTTTTAGAGAATGGAAAGCATAATTTGGAAAATGAGGAGAATATCATAAAAGATGTGTATTATTTAATGAGAGACTATGTGCATATGCGACCGAATAATTTTCAGACATTTTTTCCTAAGAGTAAAATAGTTAATATAAACCAAGAAATAATGGATATGATTATCGAACTTTATTTAAAAGTAGAGAATTTAAAGAGGTTGATTGAAAAAAGTAAATTTGGAATAATTAATCGAAGCGAAATTGAGAAAAAGATAGATGAACTGTTGAAATATTTATTGGAATATGAAAGTTCATGTTACACGAATATTTTGGGAAGAAAAACAAATGAATTACAAAGCTTCATGAACATAAAATACGATTATGAAGCAAAAATGGAATTTTGAAGCACCTTTGTAGGCGACTTTTATAATACAAAATCCACATTTTCTTATGTATTATATTGACATATGGTGTACCATACGATATAATATAAACATAAGGAGGTGAGAAACAAATGGGTAAGAAGAAAAAAAAGAAAAAGAGAACTGCAATCAAACTACTCATTGAACTGTTAATAGCGATTGGGACGTTCTTAACAGGACTGGCAAGTTTAATTACAGCTCTCAAATAACATGAAATAGGGGAGAGGACCAAGGGCAAGCCTGAAAGCCCTCTCTCTTAAATAGAGTATAACCCATTTGGAGAAATATGAAAAGAATAAGATTTGATGAATTGTTCTTATTATCTGCGATTGTTATTTTCATAGGGACAAGGAAGTCTATAGCTGGAAGTATATTGCTGATGCTCGCATCGCTGAATATGTTGGTATACGTTATACCGAGGATTGTGAAGGTGATGAGACATGGCAAGTAAACAGACATTGAGGAATGAACGGTACCAGAAGAAAGCTGGTTGGGTATCAAAGTCTTACAAGTTAAAGAAAGAAGTGGTAGATGCTTATGCAGAAGCCTGTGAGAAAGCTGGAGTCAGCGCGGCGGGACAGCTCACGAAGATGATGAAAGAGTTCATTGAGAAAGTGAACAATGAATAAAGAGAAGGAGATTATGGCAGCAGTCAATTGATTGCTGCCATTTTGTATGCGATGTTTGATTACCACGGAGTCAAATGGAAAAAGAAAAGACTGAAAATATTAAGACTCGACGGATATAAATGCCAGGTGGCAAAGATGTATGGTGGGAATGAAGAAGCCAATACAGTTCATCACATTTATCCGGCAGACGAGTATCCACAGTATGCCTGGTGTGATTGGAATTTGATTAGTGTGTCTCAGAAAGGACACAACAAACTGGAAAACCGGCAGACAGGAGAGCTGACAGAGCTTGGAAAGATGTTGCAGGAGCGTACAATTTCAGGCGTGGATTGGAGAAAGACGAGACGAGCGCAACAAATCCCCCCAGGTAAAGTTTAAAATTTTTATGGGCTTTCCACTGGTTGGGGGTAGGTGTTTCCAAATGCGCGGTTTTCGAAAATTTTCAAAATCAGGGAAAGGAGGCGGTAAAATGGCACGTGCAACGAAGGCTTCTACGTTTGAAAAAAAACTGGCGGAAGCCATGAAAAATATGGGAACTTACAGGGAAGAGTACAACGAAGCAATCCGGATTTGCGCAGAACTTTTAGCCGAGCGCGAAAGTATCAAAAAGATGCTGAATGATGAGGATTACGTGATGCGTACACCGGGGGTTATTACCGTTGAAAAGTTAAGAGTGGACATAGCAAAATATTTGGACATGCTGTGCCTGAGTCCGAGAGTATTTGAAAAAACATCGGTGAAAGAGAAGCCGAAGGTTTCGAAACTGGATGCCGCTCTGGGTGCTCTGATGAATGGCTAAGTCAAAATTATTTGAAGAAGTAAAAGCATATGCACAGGGTATAATAGATGGAACTATCATTGCGAATGAAGACAGAATCCTGGCTGCTAAGAGATTTTTTAGAGATTTGGAAAATCCAAAGTATGAAATGCGGACCAGAGACGCAGATTTTGTGATCAAGATTATCGAAGCAACATTTGTGCATGTAAAAGGACCGAAAAAAGGAGAACCTTTTCTCCTGGAACCGTGGCAGAAATTTATTTGTTACAATCTGGCCGGATTTTATTATAAAGGGACAAACGAACGCCGATTTAAAGAGGCGTTTATTTTTTTACCAAGAAAAAATAGTAAAACATTTTTTGCATCGGCACTTGCCTGGGCAATGTCCTTGTTAGAAAGAAAATATTATTCGGTATTGTATATTATCGCAAGTAAGTTAGACAGAGCTTTAGAGGCTTTTGATAATATCCGTGAAAATATTGAGTATATGGGAGAAGCAAAGAACTTCAAGATACTGAATAATAATGCGGAACATTCAATAAGCCGGGTATTTTATGATGCAGATGGGGAAAAGGTCGGTGCTATGAAAATGCAGGCGTTAGCTGCAGATGCGAAAAGAGCTGATGGATTGAATGCCAATTTCATTATCCTAGACGAGCTTCATGCATATAAAAATGCCAATGAGTATTATGTATACAAACAGGCAATGAAAGCTTATATCAACAAATTATTGATTGGTATTACGACAGCGGGAATTGACATGAATACGTTCTGTTATCAGAGATTGAAGTATTGCCAGGAAGTCATGAGGGGAACAAAGGAAGATGAAGAGTATTTCATCTTTATCTGTATGGCAGATAATCCGGACGATTATACGAATCCGGTTGAGCATGAGAAAGCAAATCCTAATTACCGAGTGACAATCCGGCCGAATGATATTTTGAATGAGGCGCTGCAAGCTCAGAATGATCCGACCGGCCGAAATGAATTCCTGAACAAATCTTTGAACATTTACACAAATGCACTGAGCACTTACTTTGATGTATTCGAAGCACAGGAGTCTGATGGAAAATATAGCTGGTCACTTGAAGAACTGGCAAAATTGCCTATCAAGTGGTATGGCGGTGCGGACTTGTCAAAGATGTATGATCTGACCGGTGGAGCATTGCATGGAAGATACAAAGATGTGGATATTTGTATTTCTCACGGATTTATCCCGATTACGACGGCTCATCTAAAAGCTGAAGAAGACCAGATTCCATTTTTCTGGTGGGAAGAGCAAGGCTGGCTTACACTTTGTAATTCAGACACAATTGAGTACGAAGACGTTCTGAGGTGGTTCTCACAGATGCGTGACATGGGATTCCAGATTAAATGGATAGGTTACGATAGAAGATATTCCAGGGAGTTTGTCCTGAAGGCGAAGAAAGCTGGGTTTAAAATGCGTGACCAGTCACAGAGATATGTGGAAAAGACGGAAGCCTTTCGGGAAATTGAGAAAAAGTTGAAGAAAAAGAGCTTTTACTATGTTCATAATAAAGCATTTGAGTACTGCCTGCAGAATGTAAAAGCAATTGAGGATTCTGATGAATTCGTAAGATTTGAAAAAGTAAAACCAACATACCGTATTGACCTGTTCGATGCAGATGTCATTGCATGTAAGCAGATGCTGATAGATCAGGAAAAAGCGCAGAAGCAGGGAAGTTGGTTCAAATAAGGAGAGGTAAATGGGAAAGAAGAAAAAGAAGCAGACAAGAGCAGAGCCAAAGACAACATTATCATGGCTATGCTCCAATGAGGCATTTGAAACACTATGTTGTCAGGAATATACAAAACTGTCAGATAATCCGGAGATTATTTCAGCGGTCAATAAGATCTGCAATCTGGTATCCAGCATGACAATACATTTGATGGAAAATACAGCAAATGGAGACAAGAGAGTTGAAAATGAGTTGTCAAGGAAAATGGATATAAAACCAAATCAGTATATGACCAGAAAGACATTTATGAGTGCATTGATGCGTGGACTTCTCCTGGAGGGAGATGGAAACGCGGTTGTGTATCCGGAGACTCAGCAGGGATATTTAAAAGATTTACACATCATTCCTCCAGGGAGATTTTCATTTATACCGAATGGTTATGGTTATCAGATTTATGTGGACGGAAAAGTGTATGATCCGGATGAGCTTCTTCATTTTGTGATTAATCCAGATGCAACTTATCCGTGGAAGGGTTGTGGATACAGAGCTGTATTAAAAGATGTGGCGAATGGACTCAAACAGGCATCGACAACGAAAAAAGGTTTTATGGAATCAAAATGGAAGCCTTCCGTAATTGTGAAGGTAGATTCTATGTCTGATGAATTGTCAAATAAGGAAGGTCGAAAGGAAATCCTAAAGAGTTACGTTGAAAATACGGAAGCAGGAGAACCGTGGGTAATTCCGGCAGACACATTTGACGTAGAGGTTGTAAAGCCATTATCACTTAATGATCTGGCAATTTCAGATTCAGTGACATTAGACAAAAAGACGGTAGCATCTATTCTCGATGTGCCGTCTTTCGTAGTTGGAATTGGAAATTTTGATGAAAAAGAGTGGAACAACTTTATTTCCACACGGATTCGTCAGCTCAGTAATGTATTTGAACAAGAATGTACAAAGAAATTATTAGTCAATCCGAACTGGTATTGGAAACTGAATCCGAGAAGTCTGTATGCGTATGACATTACAACTCTGAGTAATGTGGGAGCGAATCTGTATACAAGAGGAATTGTGACAGGAAATGAAGTTCGTGACAGCATTGGATATTCTCCACTGGAAGGATTAGATGAACTTGTAATCCTGGAGAACTATATTCCACAGGGAATGATTGGAGATCAGAAAAAGTTGGAAGGAGGGGAGAAGGGTGAGTAATTGGAAAAGACAGGTCAGAGGTATTCCGCAGGCATTTCAGACAAGAGATGATTCGGGAGAAAAATATATTTGTGGGTATTTTGCTGTGTTCAATTCGGATTATACAATCTGGGACGGGGCAACAGAAAGCGTGGATCCACATGCATTTGACGAAACCTTGGACGCAGATATCCGCTGTCTGATTGATCATGATACAAGATTGGTTCTAGGACGAACAAAGTCAGGAACGCTTACACTACGAATTGATGAAAAAGGTTTGTATGGTGAAGTAAAAATCAATGAGGCTGACCAGGACGCCATGAATCTGTATGAGCGTGTCAAACGAGGAGATGTGGATCAGTGCAGCTTCGGATTTGATATTGTGAAAGAAGAATATGAGGAAAGAGAAAACGATGTCCATTGGACCATAAAGAAAGTAATCCTCTATGAAGTGTCGGTGTGTACATTTCCAGCATATGAAGAGACGGAAGTGAGTGCACGAAAAAAAGACTATGGATCTATCAAAAAAAGAGAGGTAGATGCTTGGAAAATAAAAATGCTTGAAAAGCTGAAAGGAGAACAGAAGTAATGGCATTAAGAAAATTATTGCTTAGAAATAAGCTGGACGTAAAGACAAAGGCTCTTAAAGATTTAAGAGATAAAGATGCTAATTTTGAGAAAAGAGAAAAAGAGCTGGAAGATGCGATCAATGAGATGAACGAGGAGACATCAGACGAAGACCGGGAGGCTGTAGAGCGACAGGCAACAGAGTTCCAGGAAGAGAAAGAGCAGCATGAGAACAGTAAAAAAGAGTTAGAACAGGAGATCGCCGGGATTGAAGAGGAACTAAAAGCAGAGGAAGAGAAGACACCGGCACCAGCTCCAAAAGGAGAAGAAAGAAAGCGAGGAAATAAAATGGCGACAAGAACAAGATTTTTCGGACTGGACAGACAGGAAAGAGATGCATTTTTTGCAGATGAAAATCTAAAAAGCTTCTTAACAGAAGTAAGAACCTGCATCAAAGAAAAGAGAGCACTGGCAAATGTGGGATTGATTATTCCAGATGTAATGCTTCCACTGATTAAGCAGGTTGTGCAGGAAAATTCGAAGTTGATGAAATATGTCACAGTGAAACATGTGGCAGGAACATCAAGACAGAATATTATGGGAGAAATTCCGGAAGCATTCTGGGACGAAATGTTTGCTCCGTTAAAAGAGTTAGACCTTGGATTCAACAATATGGAAATGGACGGGTATAAAGTAGCTGGTTACTTTGCTGTTGCCAATGCTGTTCTGGAAGACAACGATGTGCAGTTAACTACAGAATTAATTTACGCAATTGGAAGGTCAATTGGAAAAGCGGTAGACAAAGTGATCCTGTATGGGAAAAATGTAAAAATGCCGATGGGAATCGTGACAAGTATACTTGCAGAAACAGCACCGGAGGATTATCCGAAGAATGGAAGAACATGGGAAAATTTATCAGAGACGCACGTAATCACAGGAACAGCTACTTCTGGCACAAAGCTTTTCCAGGATATTGTGAAAACGTCTGGGATTGTTGATAACGACTATGATACAGGAAACCTTGTTTGGGTAATGAACAAGAAAACACATACCAAAATTCTTGCAGAGTCAATCGGAGTGAATGCGGCAGCAGCAATCGTGGCTGGAGGAGCACAGTCAACAATGCCAGTTGTCGGAGGAGATATTGTTGAACTGAACTACATTCCAGATGATACATTTATTTTTGGATATTTTGCAAATTATATTCTTGCGGAAAGAGCGGGAACCAAAATTGACCAGTCTGAACATGCGAGATTCCTCAATGATCAGACGGTATTCCGTGGAACAGCAAGATATGATGGAGACCTGATTATCCGTGAAGCTTTTGCTATGTATGGTATTGGAAAGGCTCCAGATACTACTGCACCGAAATTTGCAGGAGAAGCCTAAAAAAATGGAGGGCAGCATAGATGGGAAGAGTTGAAACACTCATTCTGTTAAAACATGATCTCGGAATTCATACAAACGCACATGATGAGTATTTAAGATTTCTTTTGAAATCTGCAAAAGAACGAATCAGCCGGGAGGGAATCAAAGAGGAAGACACAACAGAATACACTGCGATACAGATTGAATATGCTGCCTATCTGTTCCGAAAAAGAGCCGGAACAGATACAGCAATGCCAAGGTTCTTGCGGTGGGATCTGAATAATCTTCTGATTTCTCAAAAGGCAAAGAAGGGGAAGACTGATGACGTGTGATGATGGTATTGTAAAGATTTGTGATGTAGTGAATGTAAGCGAGCCTGGAATGAAGCCAAAGATTAGATTGAGAGTCCGGTCGGAACAGTTCTTTGGATATGAGACGGTCGGAATTACGAGGTATTTTACAGCATTGCAGGCTCAGGTACAGATTGCAAATGTAATCCATATCTGGGAAGACAGGAGTATAACAAGTAATAATGTGTGTATTCTGGAAGATGGCTGCCAATATCGATGCAGTCTTGTCCAACATATGGTAAATGAGGACAACTTGCCAATCACAAAACTTAGCCTGGAAAGGATAAATGAAGAGTATGAGCTGGAATAAGATATACCGGATTCGAGATGCATTGCTGACAGTTTCAAAAGATGTCTATCACTTCGAAGCTTCGAAAAAGAAAGATAAGTATATTGTCTGGGCGGAAGACGGAGAAGGCAATTCCGGGCATGCGGACAATAAAAAGAATCAGGTAATCCAAGGAACTATTGATTATTTTACGAAAGACGATGCAGATCCGGTAGTAGAGGAGATTCAGGGGGCTTTGGAATTATATGAAATTTCATACAAGCTTAATTCCGTGCAGTATGAGGACGAAACAGAATATATCCATTACGAATGGATTTGGGAGGTGTAGGCAATGGCTCAGATGCAGGTACAGGGACTGGAAGAATATGCGGAAAGATTGGGGAGCCTGTATAAGGATTCAGAGCAAATTATAAAAGAATCGGTGTATGAAGGAGCAAGTGTGGTAGCAGATTCTATTAAAAGCGGACTAAAATCATTACCAGTCGATAATGGACAGGGGACGGAAGACAAGATGCTTACCGGTGTTTCCAGGAGACAAAAAGCAGATCTTATTGATGCATTTGGTCTGGCGCCGATTGAAAGCAATGGAGATTACATTAATACAAAAGCCGGTTTTGACGGATATGGACAGACAAAAAGCAAAAAATATCCAAAAGGATTACCAAATGCATTATTGATGCGTTCAGTAGAAAGTGGTACCTCTTTTCGAAAGAAAACACCGGTGATCAGAAGTGCAGTAAACAAATCAAGAAAGGCAGCAGTGGAGGCTATGGATAAGAAAATGGAAGAAGCCTGCACGGAGCTGATGGACTAGGAGGTAAAGATATAAATGGCTATTAAAGGATTATCAAAGCCGATTGTGGCTGATTATACAGCAAACGGTAATAAAGTAACATACGGAGAACCGTATATCGCAGACCATGCAGTAGAGTATAGTGTCAAGATTAATTCCGGAGATAAAAAGGAATTGTATGCGGATAACCAGGTGCAGGAATCTTCGAAAGGTATATTTACCAGTGGAGATCTGACGCTTAAGACCTCAGATTTTGAGCCAAAGTTGTCTGCGAAGATTGTAGGGGCAAAGACAGTTGAAAGAACTGTTGGAGAGAATACAGTTAAGGAAGTTGTTCTGGACGATTCACAGAATTCAACTTATAAAGGATTCGGAATCATTGAGGAGCACGAGATTGATAGCGTTACAAGTTATCTTCCGGTTGTATTTCCGAGAGTTGTGTTTGATATTCCTGCAGATGCAGCCACTACAAGAGGTGAGAGTATTGACTGGCAGACAAAGGAAATTACCGGAACAATTACAAGATCCGCGCAAGTCGATGATAAATACAATCATCCGTGGAAAGTTTCGCCAGAAGAAGGAATGGCAACAGAGGATGATGCAGTGAAGTACATTCTTGCAGTGTTTGGATCCAAGAACACTACAGTACAGACACAGACTGAAAAGGCAGGAAAGGCGGTTAAATAATGGACAGACTTACATATATTAACGTGGCCGGGAAAAATTACCCAATGTCTTTTTCTTTACAGGCAATGAAGATACTTGCCAAGAAATCTGGAAGTGTTGGAAATGCAATTTCAAAAATTACGGACAAAGAATTAGATGCAGACACGATTGATATGATTACGGAAGTACTGGAAATGTTGATCACACAGGGCTGTGCATACAAAAATTATTTTGAGAAAGACCTTCCAACAAAAGAAGACGATCCGGTCATTGATGGAAAATGGACACCGCTTCCAAAAGAGGTGTTGGAAATCGGACTGCAGCTTAGAGATATGGATGCGGTCGCAAAAGCAATTGAAGAGTGTGTAGACATTGGACAGGAAAAAGAAGTAACAGCAATTGAAGACGATTCAAAAAACATGGAAGCCGGGCAGGTGTAAATACATCTGCCTGGCTTGACTTATATGCAAGAAAAATTGGAATACCGGTGTGCGAATACCGATGTATGCCAATTGGTGAACTGGAAGATCTGATAGATCTGTACCTGGCAAGTGAAGGACTGCAAGATGTTGGACGTGCATATAATTCCGAACAGTACATTCCGAATCTGGATTAAAAGAGAGGTGAGAAAAACATGGGATATGATATCGGACCACGTATTGGTATTAAAGGTGAAGCCGAGTTTACTGCACAACTAAAGAAAATCAATAATACATTACGCGAGTGCGGTTCTGAAATGAATGCACTTTCTGGAAAATTTGCCGGAAACGAAAAGAGTCAGGAAGCATTAATTGCAAAGACAAAAGTTCTGCAGAAACAGTATGATGCCCAAAAAGAAAAATCAAAGCTGTATGAGCAGCAGATGGAGAAAGAAACTGCAAAACTGAAAGAATTGGCAGATGCAGTAAAAAAGGCGGCTGATGAGTCTGGAAAGAACTCGGCCGAGGCGGTCAAAGCAGAAAATGCATTTAATAAGCAGGCTGAAACCGTGTCGAAGCTTAAGGTTGCCATGAATGAGACGGAAGCTTATATTGGCAAGCTTGAAAATTCCATAAAAGAAAATAACACAGCTCTTGATGAGATGGAAAATGGAACCAGAGATGCTGCGACCGGATTATCTACACTGAAGGACTCTGCAGACGAGACAGGAGAAAAGCTGGACGAAATGTCCAGTAAGTTATCTGCCGGAAATATGATGGAAGCAACAGAGAAGCTTTCCAGTGCCGGTGAAAAAATTCAGGATCTCGGGTCAAAAGCAGTTGAGTCATTTACGAGTATTGAAGATGCTACAAAAAAAGTAAATGCACGATTTGATGAGACCGGAGCTGCTGCAGATGCCAACGCAAGAGTTATCAAGAATGTATATGAAAGCGGTCTTGGTGATTCTATGGATAATGTAGCGGAGGCTGTTATTACTGTAAAAGACAATATTAAAGATTTGAATGAACAGGATCTTCAGGACGTCACCTCACAAGCTTTGATACTGGAGAATACTTATGGGATAGATATGTCCGAGTCAATCCGTGGAGTTAATCAGTTGATGAATCAATTCGGATTATCTGCTACGGAAGCTATGGATTATATTGTTACCGGAACGCAGGAAGGACTTGATAAAACAGATGAACTGGGTGATAACATCACAGAGTATTCCGGAAAATTTGCACAGGCAGGATATTCAGCATCTGAATATTTCCAGTTATTGAAAAATGGTGCTGACGGCGGAGCGTATAATCTGGACAAGGTCAACGATGCGATTAATGAAGTTACTACAAGATTGGCAGATGGAACGATATCTGATTCGCTGGATATGTTTTCGTCTAATACTCAGGAAGTCTTTGAACAGTGGAAAAATGGTGGTGCTAGCCAGAAAGATGTTATCAATTCGATTGTTAGTGACATACAGGGGTGTACGAATCAGCAGGAAAAAATGAACATGGCTGCAAAAGCATTTGGAACAATGGCAGAAGACGGCAATACCAAGTTCATAGAATCACTTACGCCGGTAGGAGATGCATTTGACAATGTAAGTGGAAAAGCTCAGCAATTAAATGATAACACTACTACCTCATCACAGCGAATGGAAGCAGCATGGAGAAAAGTACAGGACGCATTTTCGGGTGTAGGAGAAAAGGCCGCTGATATTATCCTGAATCTGGAGCCGGTCGCAGAAAAAGTTGCAGATGTTGTGTCAGCTTTTGCAGACCTTCCGGCACCAGTTCAAACTGCAATCATAGCTGTGGGAGCACTATTGGTAGCAATCTCAAAAATTGCACCAATTATTTCAGCTATAAAAGGCCTTGGAATCGTATCAAGCCTGGGAAGTCTCGGAGGACTGTTGACCGGAACTGTTGTTCCGGCAATCGGAGGAGCTCTGGCAGCAGCGGCACCAGTCATATTGGTGATAGCAGGAATTGCGGCAGCAATTGCAGGTGTTGTTCTGGTCATTCGAAACTGGGATAGCATAACAGCGGCGGCAAAAGAAACAATTGGACCAGCAATTGATGCCATTGGAGGATTTTTCAGCGGAATGGCAGAAAAGATTGGTGGAGCAATTGAAAGCGCGAAGCAGAGTTGCGAGGATATGAAACAGAAAGCTTCTGATATGAAAGATGGTGTGGTAGAAAAGGTAGAAACTTTAAAAAGTAATTTTACTGAGAAAGTGGAATCCATGAAGACTGCAGCATCAGAAAAATGGGAGTCTATAAAAACATCTGCGAAAGATAAGTTTGATGGGGTAAAAGAGACGATTGGAACCAGAATAAATACAGCGCTGAGTAATACGAAGACGGCACTGACTAATATGAAGCAGTCTTATGATTCTGCCGGAGGTGGAATCAAAGGCGTTGTAGCAGCAATGATGACTGGCATTAAAAGTAAATTCCAAATAGAATACAATGCAATCAATACATTAACTGGCGGAAGACTGGATTCTGTCAAATCTGCATTTGAAAGTAAACTTGGATCTGCAAAAACGATTGTTGGAAATAAACTGAGCCAGATTAAATCGGCGTTTAGCAGCTTGAATTTGAGATTTCCAAGTATCAGTATTCCACATATCAAATTGCCGCATTTTAGAATCAGTGGAGGTTTTTCCTTAAAACCACCGAAAGTTCCATCTTTTGGAGTGAGCTGGTATAAAGAAGGAGGTATCCTGAAAGGCGCTCAGATTTTTGGACAGATGGGAAATACATTTTTAGGAGGCGGAGAAGCAGGAACTGAAGCAGTTCTTCCTCTCAGAACATTCTATCAGAATCTTGGAGATAAGATTGAAAGTGCAATGGAAAGAGTGATGCAGAGGTATGGAATGGATCAGACATCACAGCCAGTATATGTCGGAGTTTACCTTGGAAATAAAGAATTCAAAGATTATGTTGTGGAGGTATCACAGCATGGATTAACAGAAAGAAGCAGAGATATAAGCAAGCTGAAAGGAAAGTAAGATGAGCGAGTATGATGTAACGTATGCAGGCGAAACGGCAAGAAGTCATGATATTTATATTGTGCAACGACCGGATATACCTGCACCGGAAATAAATAGAGATCAGATTGACATTCCTGGACGCGATGGAAGGTTGTATTTGTCACAGAGAACTGTGAATGATATTCAGATTTCAATTGAAATGAACTTTATGACCACTCCAAATCAGTGGGGAGAAAAATACAGGGAAGCAAAGGCATGGCTTTTGAAAGAGCAAAATGGAGTCCTGAAAATGAACGATGATCCGGAATGGTTCTATAGGGCAAAAAAGGTGGTAATCGAAACATCTGAAAGAACCTGCAGACAGATTGGAAAGTTCATCGCAACGTTTACTTGCAGTGGTTATATGTACCGTGTAGATGGTGCGACGTCGCACACGATTGAAGAGGTACAAAGAAATAATTGGGAAGAATGCCATCCGACATATCTGATAAAGGGTGATGCAAATTGTAGATTAAAAGTAAATGGAAAATACTTTGTAGTAAATGTAGGACAGGAATGTACTATTGATACAGAACGACAGATTGCATATAAGAGTGATGGAACACTTGTAAACGCTTATGTGACTGGAGATTATGAGGATCTTTATTTAAAAACAGGTGGTAATACGATTGAGATAACACCTGAGTCAATGACAATGGAAATAATTCCCAACTGGAGGTGTTATTAATGATACAGATATATGACAGTCAGAATACCAACTTTGATAAAAATGGAGATTCCGTATTATTTCCAGAGAAATGTACCGTACAAGCTGAATTAAATGGAACGTGGGTGCTGAATATTACTCACCCGATTGACGATGAGAACCGGTGGAAATATATAGAGGAAGAAGCCGTTATTGCAGTTCCAACATTTATGGGAAAGAAGCAGTTATTCCGGATTGATCGTGTCAATACGGTCACAGAGGGCGATGACACGATTACTGCAGTTGCTTATCCCATTTTCTGGGATTCTGCAGATGACCTGTTCTTACTCGATAGCAGACCGACGGAAAAGAACGGTCAGGAAGCATTAGATATTATGCTGGCCGGAAGCAAATATACGGCACAGTCCGATATTACCAGAACGGCTACGGCATATTTTGAACGACGCAATATGATGGACGCTTTGAATGGAGAAGATTCACCGACTTTCATTCAGAGGTGGGGTGGCGAAATGCTGTACGATAATTACAAGATTATTGTGAATGATCGTGTCGGAGGAGACTATGGAGCAGAGGTCCGGTATCGCAAGAATATGAATGGTGTGCAGTCAGATATCAGCATGGAGAACGTGGTCACGCGTATTGTGCCGGTTGCCTATAACGGCTACACCATTGATGGCAGCAGTGCATGGGTGGATTCACCTAATATCAATAAGTACGCAAAGGTGTATACAAAGGAGACTCGTTTTGATGATGTAAAAATGGAGAAAGACGCATCGGAGGACGATGAAGAAAATGGAACAATCATTTGTAAGAGCCAGGAGGAGATTGATCAGGCGCTGATCCAGCGTTGCAAGGAACAGTTCGAATTAGGAATAGATCTGCCGGCAGTGACACTGACAGTTGGAGTTGTGGACCTGGAAGGAACAGAGGAGTATAAGGATTTTAAAGATCTGGTCAAAATCGGGTTGGGTGATACAGTCCGTTGCTATAATAAGAAACTTGACATTTCTACAGAAGCCAGATGTATCGGTATGAAATGGGATTGTATAAGAGACTGTGTGGATTCAGTGACGCTGGGAGATTATCAGACTACATTTGTACAGCAGATGGTCAGCACGATTGAAAGAATTTCCTCGGTATTTCGAGATGATGGGACACTTATGGCGGATAAGATTGCCGGTGTCCTTGATGCGATGCAGACACAGCTTCGATATCAGCAGAATGCAGCGAAACGAATGACGGTACGTGCAATATTATTTGAAGATTTGGACGAGACCAGTCCTCTGTATGGAGCTATGGCGATGGGAACACAGGGACTGGAAATATCTAAGACACGTACTGCAGATGGACGAAATTGGGATTGGACCACAGCAATGACTGCAGAAGGGATTATGGCAGGAACAATCATTGCCGGAATTATATCAGATAAGACTGGGAAGAGCTGGTGGAATCTTGATACCGGGGAAATGCAGATGACCGGACGGTTCAGACAGTTTACGTCAAGCGGGCTCAGATCATTGGACATATTTAATAATCAAATTAATTTGTATGCCTGGGATTCTAATGGTGAATATTTGGGATCGCTTAGATCTGCTACTGCAGATGATAAGACTTTTAAAGCGGTTGAACTTACAGCGGATTATGGAGACCGAGTGAGACTTACAGTGCTGAAAAAGGGAGCAGAAAGCGGCGAGTCGGCTAATCCGGTTTTCTCCGGGTCAAAGGATTATACGGCAATGTATGCAATTGATGGAGAAGGAAACATCCAAGAGATTATCGGTGCAGCATTTGATGATGAAGTGCCATATATACGTGGAGGCGCCAATGGATTCTTCTCAGCTTGTGGAGAAAGAATAGATGTGCAAAATGGACTAATAACAAATATTACAGAGGCAACAGCATTTAGTGGAACTCTTGATCTTATAAGTGGATTAGGTTGGAATGGAAATGGAATAACGGAAGTTGACCGTACCAAAATAACTGTAAAGAATGGAGCAATAATTAATTACACTGAAAGTACAGAGCATTATTAAGGAGCATTACTATGAATAGCGGGAAATCAAAAGGACAGAATTCAAGGTCAAATGAAGAGCCGGGGAATGCTATGGAAAAGGGGAAAAATAAGAAAGAAGGTGAGAAAAAGTGAATAATATTATTATAGTAAAATTGGATTCTACTTATACCGCAGTTTATTCCGGTATCTGGCAGTGGAACTATGGTCAGATTTTAAGAATTCAAGGTGGAAACCTTCCTAAAGTGGTAGAGGTACATTTTTCATTTCAGGACAAGGGTGGAGATTCTATCACGAGAATCGGTACTACCGTAGACGGTGCTACAGATGTACCAATTCCGGATTCCTTCCTGGAGAACGGAGGACGTGCACAGGATTACAAAATCTACGCGTTTATCTATTTGGAGGATGGAACCGCTGGAAATACAGAGTATAAAATTGAAATGTCTGTGAAATCCAGACCGAAGCCGGAAGTCCCAGGAACACCGGAAGAGCCGGAGCTGTTCAGGGAGACAGTTAAGGCAGTCAATGACGCAGCAGATCGGGCGGAGACGGCAGAGCAGAACGCCAAAACAAGTGCGACAGAAGCTGGGAAATATGCTGCTAGTGCATCGGAGAGCGCAGTTGCAGCAGAAAAGACCAAGGAAGATGCGCTTAGGGAAGTCAGAGAGAAAAAGCAGGAAGCAATCGAAGCTATCCAGGAGCAGGAAGAGACTTCTGCAGGGAAGATTGTCAATCATACCGATAATGAGATCAAACGGATTCAGAATCAGACTGCAGAGTCCAAGGGAGAACTTGAACAGACCATTGCAAATGCAGGTG